GGGTGATGTCGAGCAGTTTGGCGGCCTTCTTCGCGTCCTCGTAGAACAGCTCGTAGAAGTCGCCCATGCGATAGAACATCAATTGGTCGGGGTGCTGATGCTTCAGTTTGAAGTACTGCTGCATCATTGGCGTGTGTTGTGCGAGATCGGTATTTGGCTTATTCATCAATGGTTTACGGCGCGCCGTGAGGGCGCGCGTTTTGGAGTATTGAAATTCCTCCAATACTAACCCGATTTCCTCGGCATTGTCGGTGGCTCTGCCACCTCATGCTCTCTCTGCCTTATATACCGATCTGTCATGCGGGGGTCGGTGTGACCGCCAAGCTTCCTGGCATCTTTCCCTTGTTTCTTCGCATCAGTCAGGGCCTTCGCGCGAAGGTCATGGATTCGCGCATCGGTGACGCCCGCCGCCTCTCGAGCCCTCTTCCATGCGTCTCTCGTTGTCGCATAGTCCACCTGCTTCCCCTTCCTGTTGCAGATGAGGTTCTTCGCATCGGCAGGGCGCGGTAGTGCTTTCGCTCTTTGCACCACGGCATCTAGGTCCGGGGTCATCGATATGAGCACCTTCGAGCCCGTCTTCTGCTGCTGAAATGCGATTCCGTCATCGCTCACGTCATCGAGCTTGATCGACAGAACATCACCGATCCGCTGACCGGTGAGGTAAGCAAGCTCGAAGATGCACCGCATGTACTCGCTGCAGTTGTCGAGAATGGATAGCAGCTCCTTGTCGCTGAGGTAGCGGCCGCGCTTTTTCTCAGAGTGAGGTTTGATCCCAATGCAAGGATTCGAGTCCACTTCCCCCCACTCAAGAGCCTGCGCGAACACAACGCGGAGAACGGTGAGAGTCCTGTTCGCCATGTTCGGTGTCGACGCCATATGTGTCTTTACCTGAGCAACATGCTTCGGCAGAACTTCCCTTGGCTGGAACTCTGCGAACATGTCCTTCAGCCGTTCGGCTACAGCCCGATATTGGGTAATCGTGTTCGCTGACCGATACGGCGCAATGTGGTCCATCACCCTGTCGATCAGGTCGATCATCCCATCCTTGCTGGCGCCGCCGGTGAGCTTCGCGTACTCAAGAAGAGCGGCGCGATAGTCCCTCCCAAGATTCGTCCACTTCCCATCCCTCACGAAATAAAAGGATGGCCCTCGCTGAAACATGCACATCGGAAGGTGTCTATCCTTCTTCCTCGGACGCATCTCTATCTCCTACCCCGTCAACCGCAGTCGCGGTCCTTTCTCTTTCTTGGCCTGTCTTGCGCCGAGGCGACTTAGCACAACCTCCTCCAAGACTTTCGGTCGACCATCGCCTCCCTCTACGAACGAAAAGTCGTTCTCAGATAGCCAGCGCTTCTGGGCTGCCGGCCGAACAAATCCAGTCAACTCCGCTACTTCTTCTGCGGTCAAAAACCTGATCATGGGCAATACCTCCCCGTCCTGCTGGCGCTGGTCGGGAAAATGGTTTTCGGGGAATGGCAGCCTATCGGCTACCGTGCGGTTAGAACGAGCAGCCCCATTGCAGGGCTGCGAATGCTGGCGCTAGCTCGATCACTGCGTGTAGCGCGACCAGGCTGGCGCCGATGACGGCTACTGCCGCCACTCGGGAAAGGGCTTTCTTCATTGGTGCTCCGGATCAGTCGCCCGCGGCTTTCGAGACCAGGTGCATGAGCATTTCGCGCAGTTGCTCGCGCTCTAGCACCTGGCCGGTACGGGCATACTCGTCTGCCTGACGCAACACTGCCTCTATCTCGATGTTGAACATCGGCGAGAGCACGTCTGGCTCGCACTGCTCCATCAGAAGCTCAATGGCGCGTGTAGGATGGGCCATAGCTACGCCGAGCCAGTTGTAAGCTGACGCGGTGCGGTAGTACTTCAGGCCAGCCAGTTCATGCCGGCGCGGCGGGCGGAATTGTGGGGGCTGGTAGGGCATATGCAATCCGGGTAGGTTGAGCCTACATTTTCCAGATTGCTGTATATGCGTACAGTGGTTGGCGATGGGTGGCTATGCCTGCTCCGACAGGTACTGCAACTCCCAGGTCGGGTGGAACTTCCTTGGCTTGCTTTCGCCGTCGAGCTTGATCATGAGGTGGGCGCCCTTGGCGCTTGTGATTGTCCCTCGCTCTTCGGTGCCGCGCCCTCGGTAAATGACTTGGCCGCCGCGCTTGCATGGAACGGCATAGGCCTTGCGGATGAACTCCATGCTCATTGCTTCCCTCCCTCCTGCCCGCTCAGCAGGGCGCGGAGTTCTTCCCATGCCTCTTCAGCGCCCGGCGTCTGCGACATGGCGCAGCATGCCCAGCGATCAATGGAGCGCTCCAGGACGTCCCGCGGAACCACCACATGGCCTGCGGGAATCTCTACAAGCTGGACCCTCCGGTGCTGCAACCCCAAGCTATCGGCCATGCGCTCCTGCACTGGGTTTGCATCTCCGATATAGACGATATCTTCCTTGCCAGGGCGGCTGTAGATAGTTGCCCAGGCCAGCGGTCTCAGTGCGTCAGCCATTGCCGTTCTCCTTGTCCTGGTTGAGCAGGGCGCGAAGCTCTGCCGTTATCCGGTAGCATTCAGTCGGGAACGAGGTAGACCAGGCGCATGCGCAGTACTCTTCTGGCCCCCGGCATGGCTCGCGCATCATCTGCTTGGCGATCAACCCATGGCGTTCTGCACTTTCCTGGATGTCTGCCCCATCGAAGCTGCCGCCCTCCAGGGCTCCGCTGATGATCTCCTGTGCGAATGCGGCCATGCCCCGTAACATCCCCTCGCTGACCGTCAGGCCGTTGAGGCGCGCCAGTTCGTCGAGGCAGGCGTTCCATCCGCTATTACGATTCAGCCCTGGGACGCCGGCATTCAGGAGCTTCCGCTCCGGCGCAACCACCACCCTTGCGCGCAGGCCTGCCAGTTCTTCCATCGCCTTGATGGCGACGCGCTGCTGGCTGTCTCGCTCATCCCTGAGCGCCTGGGCCTCGGCGGCGAGGGCGTCGTAGTCGGAGGCCAGGACGACCTCATACCCCATTACTGCCTGCTCGCCCTTGGTCAAAGAGCGCATGCTCGGCACGTCGAACCGCTTCACCTCACTCATGACAGGCTCCAGTAGACTGTGATCGAGGCGATAATTGCCCCATAGGTCGCCCCAAAGAAGAACATCAGCCATGGGTGCGGCTTCCTCTTGCCGAGGCGCCTGTTCTGCTTGATCAGGTCTTCGTTCTCTCGCAGAAGGGCGAGGGTCAGTTCCTCGCCATCCAGGGCTGAAGCACCGGCAAGGTGCTCGGTGGTGACCTCACTCATGACCTACCTCCTTGCCGGGCGCGGCGGCAAGCAACTGCTCCCGCGCCTTCTTCGAGTGATGTGCGATGCAGAGCGATGTGCCTGGATGCGCCTTGTCGCAGCATCCGGCGTACTCGCATGCGCGTCCGACACTGAGATCGGCGTTGAGAACAGCATTAACAACCGCTCGACACTCGTCCGACGCTACTGCTCGGTGACGTCCGCGCCCGTACTTGATTCCGGTCTCCGCAACGAGCATGCAGATGGCGCGCAGTTCCTCCGGCACTCTGTGCTGAGCCTGGGCGTCTACGTCATCGTCCAGTGCAAGCAGTCGGTCGCGCTCGTCGTTGGGCATGTTGGTCGCAAGCGCTGTGATCTCTACAGCTGTTGACCATGGGGCCGGCTTTCCATGTTTCGTCACCCATGTTTCGATCAGTTTGGCGGCGAGTATTTCTCCGGGCGTTTCCTCGGGTTGAGCCTGGGCGACCGGAGCGGCGTAGAGCTTCGTGCCCGGATGCATGTCTTGCAGTTCGCGATGGAAATCAAGGCTGTTCCAGTCTTCACCCGGCACCTTAGCAACGGTCGCCACCGGCTCCTGCTTCTCAAGCTCCGCGACCCTGGCCAGGGCGGCGTCGCGCTCTTGCTCCAACTGCGCGATACCAGCAGACAGGTAGCCGTCGAGCGCCTTCTGCGTGTCTCGGTTGCGCCATGCCTCGGCGAAGTGGCGGGTCATCATGCCCATCATGCGGTGTTCGAGGGTGTCGGCGCGGTCCTCAGCGGCTTGCAGCCTCGCCCGCAGCGCCCCGACGATGCGCTCATGCTGGGCGACGGTCATCAGCGGCTCGCATGCTTCAGGCGTGAACTCTTCGCGACGGATCGATGTGACCCCCCACTCTCGCAGAAGCCGTGCACCTGTGATGCTCAGGTAGCCGACCACTTCCGGCCGCTCCGCCTCTGCCTGCTCGGCCTGCGCCGGGGAGGGCTTCCAAGCACGGGCAGCCTTCCACTCATTCACAAGCCGTTCTCGCTCGTCATCGCAGACGCCTGCCATTCTGAGAATGGCCAAGGCGATATCTGCGTGCCCGCTTCCATCGGAACTGGTTATCTGTGCAAGGCTCTTGCAGGCGTAAATCAGAGGCTCGGAAACCGGGGAGGGTTGCGCCAGGGCGGCTCGGGCTGCGTTGCGGATCAGGCACAGCTTGCGGTCGTCCGGAATGTTCTCTGCTGCCGTCCACTCCATAATTGACTGGAGAGCATCCCATCGATCCCCGCCGGCCTGATCGACCCCTCCCTGTTCTGGATCGATGCGCTCTGCCGACATGAGGGCAAGGACCGCCTCGGCCGGAGTCGCGCCCTCGGCCTTCGCAAGAGGAATCTCCCGATCCAGGTAGAGGTCCGCGTGCCACTGGCCTTCGTACTCTGGCGTCAGAGCGATTCGGTTGGTCGCCACCAGGTCCAGAATCGCGCTGCCAGAGTGCTTGGCACACAGCGTCACGTAGATCACGTCGGAGTACTCGCCTCCACCGCTGCTGTATTCCACTTGGCACCCGCACATAGCGGGCCTTCCGTTGATGAAGGTCAGGTTGGCAGCTACGCCCGCCAGCTCTACCGACGCCGGGTGTGCCGGGCAGGGATGGCGGAGGGAGCCGTCGCCGGAAGGGCAGGTGCATTCATTTGCTTTGGTCATGGGAGCTTTCTCCAGGCCTCGGTTTCGAGGTCAGAAACGGTTATCAGTCGGCGCCGGCGCTCGATGTTTTCGAGTTGAATGACCTCACCCAGGCTGTCGATGACGACCCAGTGAATGCCTGTTGGGAGGTGGAGGTAGCGGGCTGGCGCGGTAGAGGGGCAGAGGGCGTTTATGCGGCGGACTGCGGGGCTTTCGTCGAATGGCATGATGGGCAGGCTCCGTAGGGTGGTGCCGTGTAGCAGTGCTCACCGCTGGCGCCCTGGTCTGCGTCGTTTGCGATCTCGTTGAGCTGGCGTGCGAGCTGGCGCAGTTGAGAGGAGGAGAGCAGGGCGCCGAGGCGTGGGAGGCCGTTGACCTCGGCCAGGCGCTGGCCATCCTCGCCGTCAACGAACAGGGCGGTCAGGTTGAGGGGGTGCATGGCGTTTCCTCAGGAGGCCGGCATCGGATGCAGTTGCATTGCCCGATGCGCTGGCCTGTTGTGCGGCAGTAGACGGGCGCATTCACGGAAGGAGACTCTCCCCGACCTGGCGGGCATGTTCTATGGAGCTGGCCTTGATGCGGGTCCAGCCCTTGCCCCAGTCCTGGGTCAGGCCGCCCTGATCCCGGAAGAACGGCCCGTGCTTCACGAACACCTTTTTGCCGGCGTTGCGGTGGACGAAGTAGGTCTCGTCGTCGATCGGGTCGTCGGCGCGGTCATGCTCGATTGCCTTGTCGGACGGCGCCGAACGCCAGTCCGGCCAGGTGCGCGCCTCGTTCTTCGTCTGCTTGGCGACCAGAGCGTCGATTATCTGCGCCGGAGTGGCGCCGGTCCGCCAAGCCCCGTCCAGAGCGAGAATCACAACGTCGATCCACTCGGCCAGGTCGCCAGGGGCTTCCTCGATCTCGCGCAGTTCCTTGCGGATGTGGTCGATGACGCCGGCGGCGCGCGACCCAGGCCCGAACGTGCGTTCGCTGAACCGGCGCTGGCGCTCCAGGTGCAGGTCGAAACGGAACACGTCCAGGCGCCCCCGGGCGCGGCCAAGCGCGTAGGCCTCGTCCTGGAGCATCAGGAGGTGATCGCTGGTGCGTCCGGTCAGGACATCGAGATAGCGGCTGTGGAGCGCTTCAATGGCAAGGTGATCGTCAGGGTGGTTCTGGTTCGTTGTCATGGCGGAGTTGTTGTTTTCTGCGGACATAGGGAATACCTCTCGCCTGCTGGCGCTGATCAGTTGGAAAGGGCTTGCTTGGCGATCTTGAGCACGTCCATACCGATACCGCCGGTAGAGACGTCGGTGAGTGCGGCGATCTGTTCGAGCGCCTTCCGTGCGGTTGCGAGTTGATCCTCAGGTGAGTGGTATGCCGGCATGCCTGCGAGGCGGCGGCACACGAACGGATCGTTGTCGCTCGGTACCGAGCAGCAGGTGAATTGGATTGCGCGGCACTTGCAGACGAAGTCGGGCGCAGGGAGCGCCTCGGCGTCGACGACGTGCATGCCAAGGGTGATAGCGAGATTGCGCTCGATGTTCGCCCCGCGAGACCGCTCCCACCCGGGGAGCAACGCGAGAATGTCGCAGTCCATGAGCCGCTTGATCCCGTCGCGCATGAACGTCTCCCACGGAGATCCGCGGTAGACCATGTTGCTGGCAGGGTTCTCGACGATATAGCCGAGGGCTCTGATCCGCCGCTCCTCAGCGTTGAACGCGGGGTAGTTGAACTCGGGAATGCCGGTCATGGGGCCGGACAAGTAGACGCGGTGCATCATGATGACACCGCCTTGTCGTCACTGGTTACAGAAACAACGCCACAGTCCATAGCTCTGAGTTCGCCTATGGCCATCCTTCTTGTTCCATCTGTAATTGCCCAAATATCCAGCTCTAGATGGCGAAACGTACCGTGGAAGTGGCGATAGGCGGCCAGCGCGGCGCGTCTGAATGTCTTTGCCGCAACTGCCCCTATTTGCATGTCCTTCCCCCCCCCTGTAAGGGTTAGCTCGAACAAAGAGAGGTCTTCAATTCTCTTGGCGGCCGCGCGGATAGAACTTGGTGCGCGCCGATACTCTTCGGCTACCTCTGCAACTGATTTGCAGTGAAGTGCCTCAGCTATGGCTTTGTCGCGCTCAGGGTTGCGCAGACCTGCGTAGATTACTGGCTGCATGTGGTAATCCTCAGGACGAGTAGAGCCGCGCCAGGCGTGCTAGCGTCGGTGATCTGGTGGTGGGTTACTGTTCGTCGTCGGCGACGGAGAGTCCGGCGGCGAGTAGTTGTCGCGACACGTTTTCGCTGGGCGTGTATTCGTGTCGCGACACGACGAGAAGAGGCAGGAGATCGGAATCGGGCAGGGCTGAGGCGTTGAGTAGCAGCGTCGAGAACGCTTCTCTCCAGTCTTCGAAATCGCCGACCGCCTGTAGCCGTTCGAAAGCGGAGTCGATCGCCGGCGGGGATGGAAGCTTGCGCTCGGGTATACCGGCCTCTCGCTGTCGCTGGCGCTTCTCCCGCTGGCGCTGGGCGTTGGTCTTGGCCATCAGCCCTCCAGAATTTTTATTGCTGACCTGACTGCATGCAGTGCGTCGTCTACCTTCTCTGGCTCTGACTGCACTAGGGCTTCGAGCACGACGAGGGCGTCGCGGCACTTTGCCCGCTCAACCTCAAGGTCGTCGTCTACCTCTTCTTTCCCTTCTTCCAGCTCCCTGGCGTATTCCTCAAGCTCGCTTAGCTCATCGACTATATGCAGGTCGCCCGTTGCGAGCCGTCTTGCCAGCTCGTCGGCCGCCCCTGAATCGAACTGCGAGTAGTGCAGCAGTTCGTCATCCTTCAGCGCATTGATTGGCAGGCTCATGCTGCGATCCTCGATTGTCGCCGCCTGGCTTGGGCTGCTGCCCTGCATGCGCGGCATTCGTTGTGGAAGTGGCATCTGGTGGAGATGAAGGAGAAGAACTCTTCATCTTGTGGCCACCACTGCAGGCAGCCGGGGCAAAGCTTCTCGACGCCGAGCTCAGTCGTTCGGGTAGTCAGCTCTCGCCATGGCTTCCTGAGCAGGGCCTGGCGTTTGCTGATCACCATTCGGCTCCGGTCAGAAGATGTAGGTTTGTTGGCTGGGGGCGCTGGCGCGGTAGGAGACCGTTCGAGGCTTCGCCTCTTGAGCTGCTGGCGCAGCGGCGGATGGTGGCGTCCTGGGAGGCTGTTGCCGGACTGCTGCGGGGAGTGTGAACACCAGCACGATGAAACCCAGGGCTGCACCGATGCCGCCGGTTCGAATTGCTCGGCGCCTGGTCACTTGGCGGCCTGCTGGCGCTTCAACTGCTCGGCGTAGGAGCATGCCTCATTGTGGCTGCGGCGGAATCCGCGAACTTTCCCGGTGGCCGCCTCGACGATGTGGAAGAATCCGCGACCCTGGGGCACTACCCGAAAGGGTTCCGCAACAGCAGGAGCCATGAGCCGCTGAACGAACGCCAGGCGGGCGAGGGCGGTCTGGGAGAGCAGGCCGGAGAGAACTTCGGTTTGTTCCTGATGCTTCAGCATGATGGTTCTCCTACGCGTTGATGGTGATTTCTTCGAGGCGCCGCACGGTGCGGGCTTCTGTGAGCCTCCGCTCGTTGCTGGGCCTTCGATTCCGGTTCATGTGGTCGTCATCGATCAGCGGGTGACCGGCGATGAGGAATGCGAGAACGAAGACGGCCGGCGAGATGATTCCGCGTCGGAATGCTTCGAGGACGAGGCCGCGCACGCTGCGCACGCCGAGCTTGAATTTGGCGTCGTCGAGGCGCTTTTCGACGGTCCCTGGGGCGATGCCCATGCGGCGAGCGACTTCCTTGGCGGTCAGTTCGCTGGCGCTCCAGGCGGTCGCTTCGAGTTCACGGGGAGCAAGGCCGAGGCCCTGGCGGCCGATCCATCCGCCGCATTGGATTGCTTGCATGGGTGTGGTTCCTTGGCTGCATGGGTCAGCACTCGGCGGCGCGATTGTTTGCCGATGGGCATCGCGGTGAGTGCTGGCGCATGGAGTCGAGAGAGGGGTGGTGCAGGGCGCCCGCCGCCCCGCACCTACTTACAAACCGCCTTATGGTTTGTTCCTGGCTATCTGCTACATGGCTGTATCCTCCGGTGGTTACCAGCGATTGGCGCTGGCGCCGTTCTACTATTCACCGAGGGCGTCATCGGCCCTCGCGACCAGTTCAATCAATCTTTCGATGTGGGATGCCCTGGTGGTGAGGGTGATCGCTTCCGGCCCCTCAGCCAGGCCGGCGCGAAGGGCTGTCGGGAACGCCGTGACGATCTCCCGATTGAGCTTCAGCAACTCTTCGAGAATGGCGCGCGGCACGACTGGCTCGGCTACTGCCTTGGGGGTTACTTTGGTTCCGCCCGCTGCAATGACCTTCGCGAGCTGCTGGCCCAGCACCTGGCCGGCCTTCTCGCCGTGCTTCCTGACGACCTTCGCCGCGGTCGTCGCCGCGACTGCGCCGGAGCTGATCAACTGCTGCACATCGGTATTCGCGTTGCCTACGACCAATACCTGGTCGACGTGCTGCCGGGTCTTCCCCATCTTCTGGGCGATCTGTTCGACGGTCCATCCGAAGGCAATCAGCCGTTTGTAGCCGTGTGCGAGTTCCAGAGGGGAGAGCTTGCGCCCTTCCTGACTGGTGATCACTCGAAGCACGCGCTCAGCGTCGTTACCGGCGAACGCAACGATGGGCACCCAAAACTCGCCGTTCTGGTCGCGTGGCAACCGGCCCTCAGCGTCGAGCTTGAGGTAGGCGCGCCGGCGGCGGTGCCCGTCGACAACCCACATGCCGCCGTCTTCGCGGGGGCGCACTTCGAGGGCAGGAACGATGCCGCCCTGGTGCAGGTAGTCGGCCAGATCCGCGATGCTCTGTTCGAGGTCTTCGCCTTCGGCGCGCAGGTTGAAACCGGGTTCTTCGTGAAGGTCTTCCAGGCGAGCTTTCATCGCATCTGCGCGCTTCAGGTCGCCGTCCTTGATCATCTGCTTGAACGATTTAGCTGCCATTTTCTACCCCTTCGAGTTCTTCGTCCTGTTCATCATTTGCGTCTCGCCCGACAGTCATTTCTCCATGCTCCGGACAGTGAGGCGGTCCAGACTTGTCGAGCCATTTCTGGGTCACCCTGGCGACGTATCCGCACTCCGAGCACTCGACCTTCTTCAATCGCGTCGACTGCTTTTTCTTGGCGGTGGTGATGATCTCTTCGAGTTCGGGCTGGCTCAGGCCGTCCCGTATCCCTCGCGCGACCTTCCCCTGCGCTGGCTCTCTGCGCTCTCTCGCGCCAGGCCTTTGCCAGGTGAGCTTTCCGTGGGGGAGTGGACCGAGTTCGTCGATGAACGGCTTGACCCACTCCTCGAACTGCCTTGTCGGCACTGAGCAGGTGAACGGCCCCGTCATGCCGATGGCTTTCATGAGCTTCACAAACGGCCCTTTGTGGCCCTCTTTGATCCCTGCCGCGATGTGGCAGAGTTCGTGCGCCAGGTATGCCGATACCTGCATGGAGTCGTCTGTGCCTGGGCTGATGAGAATCTCGTAGGTGCCGTCTGCGGATGCCGAGCTGTGCCATACCTCAGCGCCGACGTTTCCTCTCTGGCCTGCGCTGGTGAAGCCGATGGAGATTCGATAAGGCTGAAGCGGCGCGCCTAGCTCAAGAAATCGAGGCGACATCCGCTCGGCCATGGCGTTTAGCCAAGCCTCTCTGTTCATGTCTGATCTCGTTTAAACGATTTGGGATGCGGCTGTATGGGGGAGTGGTCTAGGGCGGGAGTCGAACCCGCGACCTGCATTGGATGAGCGTTTGCGTTCATGACCGCTAGCGCTCGCTGCTCTACCGCGCTGAGCTACCTAGACCACTCTCCGATACAGCCTGGCGATGGGGAGCCAGGTGGATCGGGCCTGCGTGGGGAACCCGGCAGGCGCGGGTGGCTCACTCTTCGAATTCGACGAACTCACCATCAGCGCTCAACTGATACCAAGTGTCCGGCTCTACGCCGTTCTCCCCGACCTTGCTGGCGCGGATATGGATTAGGCTCCCCTCGTCGTCGCGATGGCAGAGAACGATGGCGCTGCCGGCAGACGCGCGAGCGCGGCCCTCGATACCCAGGGATGCGGCGACGGATTCCTTGCCGCTGACCTCGGCTGCCGAGTAGTCGCCGGTGTTCGACGCTGCCGAGTAGTCGCCGGTGTTCGACGCTGCCGAGCGGTTGCCGGTGTTCGACGCTGCCGAGCGGTTGCCGGTGTTCGACGCTGCCGAGTAGTCGCCGGTGTTCGACGCTGCCGAGCGGTTGCCGGTGTTCGACGCTGCCGAGTAGTCGCCGGTGTTCGACGCTGCCGAGCGGTTGCCGGTGTTCGACGCTGCC